TTAAGCATGGAAGCACGATTGCGAAAAGAAAAAAATAACGTTGTAATAACTGATGCTAGGTTTCCTAACGAAATAGTAATGGTGCGCAGAGCAGGTGGCGTTATTGTTAGGGTGAAACGAGGCGACGAACCTGAATGGTTTGACTTAGCAAAAATAAATCCCGGCGCCATGGCAGAAGTTTATCCGGATATCCATGCCAGCGAATACAGTTGGTGTAGCGTAACGCCTAATTATGTTATTCGTAATGATGGCACGTTAGAGGATTTAGAACGAGTAGTTAAAGATCTTCTAGAAGATCTCCATGTTGCCAGCCAGTGACACTAAGTTCATAATTACAATTTAAGCACACTGTTTTTAAATTTTTGATGCTTACATGCTGACTGTTTCTGTCTATCTGAAACACTGTCAGTTGCTCTAGCATTGCTGGCTTAAAGTCGCAACGCTCGCATTTGCTTTTCTTCCTGTAGCCCGCCAAATACCATCTAGGTGTTTTATGCGGTTGTTCTTTTTTTATTTTTTTACTACAGTTGTCACATTGTTTCCTATAGTAGGTTTTGTCATTGCGCTTGTAATTTACAGCCGCCGGGTTAGAATTACATATGTTACATACTGGTCTCATAGAGTATTTATTTGATGAACCTTTAAAGGTTTCATTGTTACAAGCCCTTTTCTAACAACCTAGGATAAATACTATAACAAATTCTTTATAAAGAAAAGGAAATTGACATGGCATTAGTTTCACCAGGTGTAGAAGTTACAGTAATTGATGAGAGCCAATATGTTCCAGCAATCCAAGGAACAGTAGCATCTATTATCGTAGCAACTGCACAAGATAAAATAAGCGGATCAGGCTCAGGCACTGCCGCTGGAACAACATCAGCAAATGCTGGTAAGACATATTTGATTGGAAGTCAGAGAGAACTAACAAATACATTTGGTAATCCAAGCTTCTATCAGACAGCCGCAGGCACACCAATCCACGGTTATGAAATTAACGAGTACGGATTGATGGCAGCATACAGCCTACTCGGTGTAAGCAACAGAGTTTATGTAACTCGTGCAAACATTGATCTAGCTGAACTAGCAGCAAGTGCAAGCCGTCCAAGTGGCAATCCAAGCAATAACACAGTTTGGATGGACACAGGTGTTGATACACGCTGGGGTATTTTTGAATGGAATCGTAGCTCAGGTGCATTTACAAACAAAGTTCCAACCGTTATTACAAGCACAAATGATTTAACAGGTGGTGTTCCAAAAGCTTCAATCGGTGCTATTGGTGACTACGCAGTTGTAGCTACAAATACAGCAAACCCAACCTACTACAAAAACCGTAGTAATACCTGGGTACTTGTAGGTGGTTCTAGTTGGCAGACATCACATGCAACAATCGCTGGTACAGAAGCTAGCCCAACACTAGTAACAAGCCATTCAATCGTTATTAACGGAACAACAGTTAACCTAAGTGGTACAACAGTATCACAGCTTGCTACAGATATTAATGATGAGGCAATCACTGGTGTAACAGCAGCAGTCGTTAACAACAAGATTGAAATTTATGCCACAAGTTCAGCAGCCAGTGATGGTTCCACAACAGATGGCAAGATTACACTAGCAAATGGCAGCGGCACAATCCTAACACTAACAGGTATGACTGCTGGCACATATGCTTGCCCACTAACACAGCAGAGCCCACACTATACAGTTCCAGAATGGAAGAGTACTGATACAGTTTCTCGTCCAACTGGTAGTGTATGGGTTAAGACAACATCTAGTAATTTGGGCGCACTATTTGATGTAAGCAAGTTTAGCTCAACAGCTGGTAGCTTTGTTGGATCAAGTGCTCCACTTTATGAGAATGATCAAACAGCAAATAAAAATTTAGATAGTACCGGTGGTAAGGCTATTACTAGTGGTAGTTTCTATGTTCAGTATGACGTAAGTGAAAACGATACAGTAACCTACAAGCTATTCCAACGCTATGCTGCTGGAGTTCTCGAAGTAACAGGCACGGTAAACAGTGCTACACCAATCACAGGCGGTGAAACATTCACAATTAGCGCAAGTGCTGCTAATAGTACAGCAATGTCAACTCCAGTAACAGTAACAACAAGCGGAACCAGTCTTGCTGACCTAGCAGCTGATATCAGCGGCGCAGGTGTAAGCAATGTTAGCGCAAGTGTTACATCAACTGGTTATCTAAAGATTACACACAGCCTAGGTGGTATTATTATTGTAAAAGATACAAGTGGTACACCAATGGCAGATGCTGGTATTAGCACAAGCATTACTACTGGACAAGTCCGCGCTGGTAATAGCAGTGATCTAATCCTAAGTAACTGGATTGCTCCAACTTATACAGCAAGTGCTACAGCACCAAGCTCAGATCCAGCTAACAACCGTTACTGGTATCATAGTGGATTTGAAGCAGATATTATGGTCCATGATGGCAGCAACTGGAAAGGCTATCAGAATGTAGCAAATGATGCTCGTGGTTTTGATCTAAGCCTTACAGACCCAGAGGGTGTTATTTTTGCAGCCACAGAACCAACACTACAGAGTGACGATACTGCACTTGTAGTTGGTGATTTGTGGATTGACACTGGTGATCTTGAAAATTATCCTATGCTCTACCGTTATGAAACAGTTGACGGTGAGAACACCTGGGTATTAGTTGACAAGACAGACCAAACAACTGAAAATGGCATAGTTTTTGCTGACGCTCGTTTTATGGGTGACACAACAACGGATGTTGTTACAGGCACAATTACTAGCACAGTAGATCTGCTCACCAGCAATACTATGGATATTGACGCACCAGATGCTACAATTTATCCACGCGGTACGCTATTGTTTAACACACGTCGTAGTTCATACAACGTAAAACAATTCCGTACTAACTACTTCAGCCGTACAAACTTTAGTGACACAACACTTTACCCAACACTTCCAACAGAGAAGGATGCATGGGTAACAGCAAGTGGCAACAAAGCAGACGGTTCAATGTATGCAGGCCGTAAGGCTGTTCGTAGCATTGTAGTAAGCAAAATGAAGTCAGCAATTGACAACAGTCTAGAATTGCGTGAAGATAATAGAGACTTTAACATTATTGCTGCTCCTGGATATCCAGAGCTTATCGCAAACATGGTAAACCTAAACAACGATCGTAGAAATACAGCATTTGTTGTAGGCGACTCACCAATGAGATTGGCAAGTAGCGGCACTGCAATTGAAGCATGGAGCACAAATAGTGCTGGTGCAGCAGATAACGGTGATGATGGACTTGTAACTTATGATCCATATATGGCCGTGTTCTATCCAGCTGGACTAACAACCGACCTAGGTGGGGACACAATTGCTGTTCCATCAAGCCACGCAATTCTAAGAGTAATCGCTAGAAGCGACGATCAAAGCTATCCATGGTTCGCGCCAGCTGGTACACGCCGTGGTCTAGTTGATAATGTCAACTCAATTGGTTACATTAATAGCGCAACTGGCGAGTTCATTGTAGACAACGTTAGAGAGAGTTTGAGAGATACACTTTATACCAATAAAGTTAACCCAATCACATTCTTTACTGGCAGCGGTGTAATGAACTATGGCAACAAGACTCGTGCAAGTGGTCCGAGTGCTCTTGATCGTATTAACGTTGCAAGACTTGTTAGCTACCTACGCAAAGTTATGCAGCAGATTGCTATTAGCTATGTGTTTGAGCCAAACGATAAGATCACACGCGACGAACTCAAGCAACAGATTGAGCAGACAATGAACGATCTAGTAGCAAAGCGTGGTATTTACGATTATCTCGTTGTTTGCGATGAATCCAACAACACAAACGATAGAATTGATCGTAACGAGCTATATGTTGATATTGCTATTGAGCCAGTTAAGGCAGCGGAATTTATTTACATTCCAATCCGCCTCAAGAACACAGGCGAGATTGCCAGCGGCAACGTAGCAGCAGCAAACGCTGTTTAATAGCCCTAGAAGCAAAGAAAAAGTGGGGGGTATGTAAAATACCCCCCATTTTTTTCGTCACTAAGCAGATAAATATCTATATAAAGAGATTTAACAGGAGTTGATTATATGTCAGTTTCATCCTTAACAAAATTTACTGTACCACTAGATAGTGATCAGTCAGCAAATGCTCAGGGCTTGCTAATGCCCAAGCTCAAGTATCGCTTTAGAGTGATGTTTGAGAACTTTGGCGTATCAACTCCTCGCACAGAACTTACAAAGCAGGTTATTGATATTACACGCCCAAGTGTAACATTTGAAGAAATGGAAGTTCCAATTTATAACAGCCGTGTTTACCTTGCCGGTAAGCATAGTTGGGAACCAATGACTGTTAACTTCCGCGACGATGTTAACGGCAGCGTTTCAAAGTTAGTAGGCGAGCAGATCCAAAAGCAGTTTGACTTTATGGAGCAAGCTGGTGCTAGCGCAGGTATTGATTATAAGTTTATTACT